AACCAAAACTGATCCCTGATCACAGGTATCTCTCAGAATGCGGGAGTTATTTGCTGTACAGCGTCCTGTGATCTGGGATCAGTTGGCTCTGTTGAAAGAGAACAGAGAGAAGCCACCTGCGGGTGGCCTTGCCAACTGATCGTTTGCTGCCAGGCAGCAAGCTGAAAGGAATTATGAGAAGAGGATCAGAAAGTATTAAAATTTTAATTAACCACTGGCGCTGGCTCGAGGCCAACGGCTACAAGCAACAAGCCGCAAGCTGCAAGCTTCAAGCAGCAAGCTTGACAAGACAGCAATATAGGATTATAAAGGACGTATGGATACAAAGAAAGCATTAGAAATTATCGGAGGCAGCCTGAGCAAGCCTTCAAAGATGCCAGGATGGTCGATAGGTTTACCAGCCAAGGAATGCAAAACAGGCGGCAAGCTTCAGAAGGTGAAGGGATCAGTTTGTTATGATTGTTACGCCATGAAAGGTTGTTATGTGTTTAAGGTTGTGCAAGATGCGCAATACAGGCGGCTGGCAGCCATCAAGGACCCACAATGGGTCACAGCTATGGCGCACTTGATCAACAGTAAAAAACCAGACGTGTTTCGCTGGCACGATAGCGGCGACGTTCAGGACCTGGATCACCTTAAAAAAATTTATGAAGTGTGCAGGCTGTCACCGTCTAAGCGTCACTGGCTGCCAACCCGTGAAGCATGGATAAAGGATCACCTGACAGACAAGCCAGACAATTTAGTCATACGATTTAGCGCGCCCATGGTTGACCAGCGGGCGCCTGCTTCGTGGCCTAACTCTTCAGAGGTTGTAACTTCAGGGGCCAGCTGTCCAGCTGCAAAGCAAAACAATGAATGCAGAGACTGTCGGGCATGTTGGGACGCCTCAATTAAAACAATTTCATATGGCATACACTAAAACAGAATTCCCGCGTGGAATATCGGATCAGGCTATTAGCCTAAGTCCCAGCGACGGTTGGGTAGGGCGTACGTCCTGGTCCGGGCCTCAAGCCACAAGCGCCAAGCTTCAAGCTCCAAGCGATTCAAATAACAAGCCGCAAGCTTCAAGCGACAAGCAACAAGCTTCAAGCTCCAAGCCGCAAGCTTCAAGCTCCAAGATTTGATCACCACGAAAAAGTTTCACGGCACACGAACCGAGGTGCTGGACCAAGATAAAACTGTTCTTCGGATGCTTCACGTGAAAGCTAATTTGATGGGGAGATAGACGTACCTTGTTACCCTTCGTAACTTTAAGTTCTACTGTGAAAAAGGTGCCAGAATCATTATAGCCCAATAGATCGGGAGTGCCAAGTAAGCTATTATTTTCAAGTCTAATCCAAGATATTTGTGGTATAGATTTCTTAATTTTTGCATATAATTTTCGCTCGGGTTTCAAGGTAACTAGGGCTTTCTAATCTGGTGAAGTAGGAGCGATAATTATCTTTTGTCTCGTAGGTTTTAGTACAACACGAATAGCACTTTGTCCAATAATATTTGACTCTTGCACTTCAATTCTTTTAATTTCTTCAAGATGACCATTAACTTCCATATATATTTTAGCATTAGAAACTGCGTTTCCTTTTTTGCCATCAGTAAATTGATCTAAGTATTCCTGTAGATGTTTAACAAACATTATTGACTTTATAGGATAGTTACCTTAAATTGTCAATCA